AGAAGCTCTGAAGGCTGAATTTGAACAGCTAATGGGCGACGAAGAAGGCGACATGGACGATATGGACATGGATGCCATGGACATGGATGACATGGACAGTGAAGAAGACGAAGAAGATGAAGACAATTTCGCAATGATGGAAGCTGAAAAAGAAGAAGACGACGAAGAAGACGAAAAAGACGAAAAAGAAGAATCCGTTTACGAATCAAGACAGCGTCGTCCACTACAAAAGACCGCAGTAGATCTAATGCGTGAATATGTAGAAAAAATCAGCTCACCCAGCAACACCGAAGGTCAGCCAGCAGGTACCAGTGCAGGTGGCGATCACGCAAGTGTTAACACACAAAGCACAGTAGCCGGCAAGAACGACATGGGTGGCACAGCCAAGAACTTGGCTCAAGGTGGCAGCGAAAGCGCACCAGACGGCACAAGTGCTCCTAAGAAAGGCACTGTAAAAGATGTAAAAGATGCAAGTAACTGGGAAAACAAACCAGGCGCCAATGCCGGAAAGACATTTAGTCACAAGGCAAAAGCAAAAGCAGGTGAAGGGCAAACTACCGACGGATCAGTACCTGTGAACAAGACAAGTATTGAACGCGGTGGCAATTAATTAGGGCAATAATATGGCTTTGTACCTAAGAGAGCATCTTACATTTGACCGGGCGCAGATCAAAGTCCTCGAAGAGGATTCTGCGTCTGGGTCAGATGGCAAGAAGAATCTTTACATGGAAGGCATATTCATTCAGGGCGATGTCATGAATGAAAACAAGCGTGTCTACCCTATGACAGAAATCAAAAAGGCCGTAGAACAAATCAATGAAACCATTCAACAAGGCAAAAGCGTCCTTGGAGAAGTTGATCACCCTGATGACCTAAAGATTAATTTGGATCGTGTGTCACATATGATTACAGGTATGTGGATGGACGGTCCTTGCGGTCACGGCAAACTAAAAATCCTACCAACACCCATGGGCGAACTTGTGAAAGCAATGATCACATCGGGTGTCAAGTTGGGTGTAAGCAGCCGTGGAAGTGGAGAAGTAGCTGACAACGGTCGTGTAAGTGGTTTTGACATTATTACCGTTGACATTGTAGCACAACCTAGTGCCCCTAACGCATATCCCAAAGCAATCTATGAGGGCTTGATGAATATGCGTCATGGACACCGAGTGTTAGATGTGGCTCGTGATGCCACACAAGATCAAAGAGTACAGCGGTACCTGAAAGAAGGCATTACACGCCTTATCAAAGACCTTAAGTTAAAATAGGAGAAACCTGATGTTATTAGATGCTATCAAACCATTGGTAGACAGCGGCATCATAAACGAAGATACGCAACAGGCTATCACGGAAGCATGGGAAGCAAAACTTCTCGAAGCCCGTGAAACTGTTAGAGCAGAACTTCGTGAAGAATTCGCTCAAAGATACCAACATGACAAGCAAGTTATGGTTGAAGCTCTAGACAAAATGGTAACTGAATCTCTACAAAACGAACTCGAAGAGTTCGCAGCAGAGAAACAGGCTCTAGCAGAAGATCGTGCGAAGTTCAAAGTTCACATGATGGAAAGCAGCACTAAATTCAATGATTTCATGGTTGGTAAACTGGCCGAAGAAATCCGCGAACTACGTGAAGATCGCAAGCAATATGAGAATAGTGTAAGTAAGCTAGAATCATTTGTGATCAAAGCACTAGCAGAAGAAATTCAAGAGTTTGAGCAAGACAAGCAAGCAGTGGTTGAGACAAAAGTTCGCTTAATCGCTGGTGCCAAAGACAAGCTTGCCGAACTACAACAGAGTTTTGTTGCTAGATCTGCAGAACTAGTTAAAGAATCAGTTACTAGAAAACTAGAGTCAGAAATGACTCAACTCAAAGAAGATATCCAACTTGCTCGTGAGAACATGTTTGGTCGTCAAATCTTTGAAGCTTTTGCAAGTGAATTTGCAGTGACTCACCTAAATGAGAACAAAGAAATTCGCAAGCTACAAGCTGTCATTGCTACCAAAGAGCAAGCTTTGCAAGAGGCACAAGCTCAAGCAGAACAAGCTGCAATGATTGTTGAATCAAAAGACAAAGAGATCAAAGTTATTAAAGAATCAACAGAACGCCGAGAAATTATGGCCAATCTGCTGAAACCTTTAAACAAGGAGAAAGCTACAGTAATGAGCGAACTTCTTGAGAGTGTGCAAACTGCTAAGTTGCAGAGTGCATACGAAAAGTATCTGCCAGCAGTACTTAACAACACAGCCGCACAGACAGCAAAGCCAAAAACAATGCTGGCAGAAGGTCGTGTAGAAGTAACTGGTGATAAATCTGCTACAACACCTGCAATCGAAGAAAACGTACACAACGTTTTTGAGATCAAGCGTTTGGCAGGGCTAAAGTAAACCCTAAATAGGAGAAAAGGAAATAAAATGACACAAGCATTACTAGAAAGCCGTTGGGGCGAAACTAAAGACGCTCTGTTAGAAGGCTTAAACGGTTCCAAGAGAACCACAATGGGTGTAGTTCTAGAAAACACTCGCAAGCACTTGATGGAAGCTGCAACCGCTGGCGCGACTGCTGCTTCAAACGTTGCAACACTGAACCGAGTCATTCTACCAGTGATTCGTCGTGTTATGCCAACAGTTATTGCAAACGAAATCGTTGGTGTTCAGCCAATGACTGGACCTGTTGCACAGATCCACACTCTACGTGTTCGTTATGCAGACAACACCACTGATACTGCTAGCCCATACGCTACTGGTACCACAGCTGGTGATGAAGCACTGAGCCCATTCAAGATTGCTGTTGCTTACTCTGGTTTAACTCCAGGTGGCACAGCTACAACTGGTAAGGCAGCTACTACTAGTACACTAGAAGGTGTACCTGGTAACAGAATCAACGTACAAATCTTGAAGCAAGTTGTTGAAGCCAAGACTCGTAAGTTGTCAGCTCGCTGGACTTTTGAAGCTGCACAAGATGCACAAGCCATGCACGGCCTGGACATCGAAGCAGAAATCATGGCAGCTCTTGCACAAGAAATCACAGTTGAAATTGACCAAGAAATCCTAGGTTCACTACGTAGCTTGGCAGCAACTGAGTTTACATTTGACCAAGCAACTGTAAGTGGTACTGCTACTTTCGTTGGTGACGAACACGCTGCACTAGCTGTTCTAATCAACCGTACAGCAAACCTAATCGCTTCACGTACACGTCGTGGTGCTGGTAACTGGGCAGTTGTAAGTCCAGCAGCTCTAACTGTACTACAAAGCGCAACAACTTCAGCATTTGCTCGTACAACTGAAGGTACCTTTGAAGCTCCTACCAACACCAAGTTTGTTGGTACACTAAACGGCGCAATGCGTATCTATGTTGACAGCTATGCTAGCGATACCCAAGCAGTTCTAGTTGGTTATAAGGGTTCAAGCGAGGCTGATGCAGCCGCGTTCTACTGCCCATATATTCCTCTAATGAGCTCGGGCGTTGTTCTAGATCCAAGCACATTCGAACCAGTCGTTGGCTTTATGACTCGTTACGGTTATGTTGAGTTGACAAACACAGCATCATCGTTCGGTAATGCAGCTGACTACCTAGGTGAGATTGCTGTTTCTAACCTATCGTTCCAGTAATTTTCCACTCGGGATGGGAAACATTAAAGGGCCGCAAGGCCCTTTTTTGTTGACTAAGTATGAATATGGAATTTTATAATCGCAGGTTAGAAAAAATTGATTACAACACTATCAAGTGGGACCAGGGACAAGGCAATTTTGGCGATGTAGCTAAGAATAGTCAAATAATTTATTTTTTGAAAAAATACCGCACAAATAAAAAAATTTGCATTGTGCATTTTAATCAATTTGACGAAGACATTATAGACAACAGCCTAATTGATTTTTTATTGATCAATTGCAGTGATCATCCTTACAATTTACCAACTTATAATTCTAAAACTAAATCACATCTAGTTTTAGATAGTGATTTTACCAAACAAAATTATTGGCCATTTCATTTGCTTTTTTCGTCATACCTAGCCTGTAATGAAGAAGTGGATTTACAAAGAATTAGACCATTTTTATTTAATTGTATAAATCGCAGCCCAAGAATATCAAGAATTTATAACACCATAAAATTAAAGGCACTTGATTTACCGCAAATGAAACTCAATTGGTTTCATGCCAACGAGGCCAACGGCCCAGTGCCGGCAGCAGATGATATTATAAAAGAAATTGGTCAAGAAAACTACGAAACTTTTTTACAAATTAACACACAAGCTCCAAAGTATCAACCCAAAACTGAATACCAATTGTGCAGTAGTATAGATGATTATGTGGATGCCTACTTGAATTTGGTTACAGAATCCAGACTTGAACCAATTGGTTTTTTGACAGAAAAAATTTATAAACCTATTAGAGCAGGACAATTGTTTTTGATCCAAGGACCCCCAGGAGCTGTAAAGTTTTTGCGTGACATTGGTTTTGATACTTTTGATGACTTTATTGACCATGACTATGATAGTATAGCTGACTGGAAAGAAAGAACCAATTATATTCATAATGAATTGCTAAGAATACACCACGACATTAAAAACATTTATTTTGCAACAATTAACAGAAGGCAAAAAAACATAGAAATTATAAGAAGCTTTGAAAATAAAAATTTTTGGAGTCAATCAATCAAGGACAAAATAAATGCCAATCGTTGATATAAATGGACGTGAAATTAAAACTTATCGCCCGGACGAAAGAGACCTTAACTGGCCAATAGTAACATTCTTAGATAGTTTTTTTGAAGATAAAAAAATTTTGATGCCAGATTTCACAGCAACTTTTAGTGAAATTGAAATTGCAATGTCCAAATTCCAAGTTGACTGTGCTTTATTAGAAAATGCCAGTCATGCTGTTGACATCAAAAATTCTGCTCGATTTACAGCTCCAATTTATTATTTAAGCAGTAACATGGAATATTTTTATCAAGAACAGGACAATGTTATATTTTTTCCATTTTGGTTATTTGCACTTAGAATTTTTCCAAAAAATAATATTATTATTGGATCTGTTGGCGATCTAGAAAGAAAATACCAGTTTTCTACTGCCAATAGAAATTTAAAGTTTAGACCACACAGAATTTATTTCTTGGGAAAGTTATTACAAAAAAAATATTGGAACAAAATTTGTAGTAGGATGCATAAATTTGATGATTTTGATTGCAACTATGTTGATTTCCACGATGTTGGTTTAACAG